ACTTTGATATTCTTTGGAGTTATATTAAAGGTATGACAGACCAAAGGATGATTACCGAAACTAATTCATATGGTATTAATGATGAATTACTTTATAACTATTTAGAATCATTTAGTTGGGATGCTAAAAACTTAAATTCAAATAAAAACCTATGGGGATATTTGTTTGGACAAGATGGGGATGGTGTTAGTGTATTAAATAATGCGGATGATTATACAATTACTCCTGAACAATATACAAAAACAATTTGGAGAAGAATTGCAAATAATTTACCTTATTTATTAAAACATAAAGGGTCTAAGCGTGGTATAAAAGCATTGATGAGTTCATATGGTATTCCACAATCAATGTTAACTATAATGGAATTTGGTGGACCTGTTGCAGATGATGCAGCACCTTCTACGTTTACATATGAAACATTGAGTTCTACTTTAGTATTTAATATAGGTAATACTGTTTCATATTTAACATCTAGTTGGAGTGGGTCACCCCAATCAATTGAATTTAGAGTTAAACCAGCATATTCAGCATCTGTTGATTTGGTAAGTGGTAGTGGCTTTAAATTATTTATAAGTGGTTCTACTAATACACAATTAGGTAGTTTACAATTAAAAGTAAATGGAACAAATGTATTATCATCATCCGCATATTCATTTTTTGATGGTAATTTTCATTCTATATTAGTAAATAATGAAAATGGTGCGTATACTGCGTATTATGGATATGCAGAAAAAGATAGAATTGTAAAACAAGGAAGTATAACGGGCAGTGGTACATTGGCATGGAATAGTGGTTCTCAAATTGTATTTGGTAATTTTAATGGAGAAATGGATGAAGTTAGAATATGGAAAACTGCATTAAGTTCTTCTATATTTGATATACATGTATTAGGTAGTGAAGTTATTGTAGGAAATACAATGAAAAGTTCTACCGAAGATTTATTATTAAGATTAGATTTTGAATATCCACACTCTTTATATCCATCTGGTTCTGAAATTTCTAAAATTAAAAACGTAGCACCTATTGCAACTTATATGAACGATGTAAGTGCAAGTGGATTTGATACCGCATCACAATATAATAGTAGTTCTTCACAACATTGGAACTACAAATACATTGATAAAGATGTAACAATTACTCTACCAAATACAGGTGCTAATAGATTATCAAATGATAAAATTAGATTTGAATCACAAGAATTAATTAGTGATTTATCTCCCGCTAAAAGAGCAACTAAAAAAGCATTTGAAACCGCTAAAATGGATTCAAATAGAGTTGGTATATTTTTCTCACCTAATAAAGATTTAGATTTAGATATTGCAAAATCATTGGGTGGTGGAAGTTTGGATGATTATATTGGTGACCCTTCAGATGATTATAAAAATACCTATAAAGAATTAGATACACTTAGAGAATATTATTTTGAAAGAGTATCTAATAGAAACATTTATGATTTTATTAAATTGATTAAATTTTTTGATAAATCATTCTTTGTTAATCTTAAAGAAATGATGCCGGCAAGAGCAAAAGTAACACAGGGATTATTAATAGCACCACACTTTTTAGAAAGAAGTAAGGTTAAAAGAAATAAACCAACGGCAATTAATGAACAATATGAAGGAACAATTACTGATACTACAATAACGGAAGTAAGTAGTACGTTTGATGTGTTAAATACGGATTTAAGTTTATCTGGTTCACTTGAAAATATTAGTGGTATAAATTTAGGATATGATGTATTTTTAACGGCATCTAATGTTTATAATTTTAATGGTGAATATAATACCTATACCGCTTCAATTGGTAATATTATAATAGATATAGCAAGTGGAGAATATACTACCTATACCGCTTCAATTGATTATAGAAGAAATGAAGCAACAATAACTACCGAACTTGATTTAATCAATGCAGGTCAAATTATTGGTATGGATGATAATTATATTAATTATGGGTTTAATACTTATTTTGATAATGGATATGGTAAATATTATTATGAAGAAAATGGTACATTTAAATCAAAAGGTATTAGAGCATTTGTAGTAACAAAACAAAATACTATTCTTACACAATTAAATCAAAATGGTATAAGTGGTAGTGAAACCAATGTGGTAACATCATCATATTCACAAGAATTAATAGTACAAGATTTTAATACAAGTGTAGGATTAACAATTGATGGAGATATTGTTGCAATTCAAACCGCAAGTGGATATTTACCATCTCATTATATTTATAAAGGAGAAAAACATACTGGGACTCAAAATCTATTTTATAGAGGAAGTAAAAATACATCTTATATAGCAAATGGGGTAACTAGTTCTTTTACTACAATAGATGGTAAATCTCCGGTGGAAATATTTATAACTAATCCAACCACATTAAGAGTAACTGCACAAGGTAGAGGTAATAATGAACCAATATTGGAAGTAGATTAAAAATAATGTAACAAAAAAATATTTTATATATTTATAAAAGAATAATAAACAAACTATGGCATACTTAGATAACACAACAATTACAGTCGATGCTATCCTTACCAAAAAAGGTAGAGAGAAATTAGCAGCTGGGCAACCTTTAGCAATTAGTCAATTTGCATTAGGTGATGATGAAATTGATTACCTATTATATGATGCAGCACATCCAAAAGGTTCTGCATTCTATGATAATGCGATTTTAAAAACACCTGTATTAGAAGCATCACCTGATGAAACTCAGGCGTTGAAATATAAATTAGTAACATTACCAAAAAACACAACAAGAATACCACAAGTATCTTTAAATGTAACAATTATTTCAGCTAAAACAACCGGTGGGCAATATCCAATTAATCCTTCAACATCTCCAGCAGGAAATATGAATGGTGGGTATACTGCGGTTTTAGGTAATAAAAATGCAGGTAGTATAGTAGGTGCAGGTTTAACGAATGTAACTACAACAACAAATACTTTCAGTAATAGTGTAACTGCAACTGCAGAAGTTGTAAAAGGATTAACCTTTACATTTATTCCTAATAGTTCATTGACTTCAACATTAACAACAACATTGACTATATTTGGTAACGAAACTGGTGGTAGTGTAACTATACCTGTAACAGTTACTTATACAATAGCATAAAAATATAATAAAAGAATATGGCAACTTTAGGTACAAATACCGGAACACAATTAACCAATGATTTAGCAACATATCTTAACCAACAAAAGCAATCAGCTAATGGGGTTATTGATACAAATCAATTGGCTACTATTATTAATACTTATCTTACAACAGGTGAGCAATTAGTAGCAGAAACTGGAGTAACAACAAACTCAGTATATAAAAAATTCAATACAACTGATATTGTAACCGCTAAAAATGAAATCGTAACAACTGGATTGTGGAGTAATGGTAGTGGAAGTTTAACCTCTTTCTATACCGGTTCTTCTACATCTATTGCAGGTATGAGTGGTTCAGCAACATCTAATTACTATCATAATGTATATGCGGCGGCTAATACGGGTTCAGCAGCTGTTGAGTTTTCAGTAGCATACGGACACAAATATGGTAGTGGTTCTGCAACATACGCAAATAATCCAAATACTACATTTGCAACTAAAGCAACTTATTTTCAATATAGAGCTTTATTAACTGATACGGCAGAAACTAGTTTTTATTTTTATTCATCTAGTACACCGGATGGTTACGCAACTGATGAAATATATGTAATTAATGTAGCTCGTTCTAATTATAGAGAAAGAATGGATGCTGGAAACTGGCAGATTACTTTAAATGGAACTAGTGGTTCATTTACTTTCATAGATAATAGTAATGAAAAATTCAATACTACTAATGCAGGTACAAATGAGTACAACATTGTAAGTGGTACATTAAATTTAGGACAAAATATTGATTCGGTTATAAACACATACACCGCATCTAATCAACAAGGATTTGGTAAATTCTATCCTGATTATGGTATTTTAGTATTCAACCCAACCGCATTGGCGGCTACATTAGGTGCACAAACGATTACTCCATCTGGAACAGGTGTGGATTCATATGATTCACATAAGTTTTTTAATGCAATTAGTGGTGGTGCAAATTTTGAAGCAAGAAGAATTGAAAACGTATCAACGGCACACTACTTTGTAAGAGTTAACAATAGAGAATTTAATTTTTCTAATAACCCTACATTTGTAGATGCAACTGGTTCAATGGCTAACCCTACTTTCAAAGCAGAACCTTATGTATATCCTACTACGGTTGGTTTATACAATGATGCAAATGAATTAATAGCAGTGGCTAAAACATCTCAACCAATCGCTAAATCTTTTAGTAAAGAATTACTATTAAAGGTTAAGTTAGATTTCTAATAAAATATTTGTTTGGGAGTATCGTAGGACAAAAACCAAACACATAATTAAGAACCCAACCCTAAAAAGTTGGGTTTTTGTTTAATAAGATATTTATATAAGATATGTTAAAACAAATACCTAAATCAGATATTAATTTAAGACCATTTAAGGCTTATAAAAATTGGGATATTGCACAATATACTGGTTCTTTTATTGCAGAAAATGGTAATATTAATTTTTATGTAAGTGGAACATTCTATACCGGTTCTAATTTAAATTATTATAACACAATTATAGATAATAGTGTATTAAATAGTGGAAGCACAACTTTAACTGCGGCAGAATATACGAATGGGACCGATTTACTAACACCTACTGAATTAAATGAAAAGGGATTATATCATCAACTATATACAATGTATTATAGAGACCCTAATAATCCATTTACATCCTATGGTGATATAAAACCAACTACAACTACAATAGATAATGCTAAACAAAGATTATTAGTAGATAGAGCAAGAGTTATAGCAATACCGCAAATAAAATATGGCGAACAAATAAAACCATTTTCAATAAACATTTATGATAACGAATTAAATGAAACTATTGTAGATGATGGGCATGGTAATTTAATATCAAATTATAGTTCATATACTTTTAAATTAATTAATATTGAAACAGGTGAATTTATATTTTACGATGCTAATAATAATGAAGTTGAAACTACTATATTAACATTAGATATTGAAAATAATATATTATTTGTACAGGAAACTACCGAGGTTAATACAACTTTTTATTTATTAACAATAGATGTTGAAGCGGGTACTATTAGTTTTTTAGGTGTATTTAAAAAGAAAATATTTGATGTACCTACTATTGGTAATGTATTTTATTCACATGGTTTAATTGTTATAACAAAATTAACACAATTAGGTGGTACAAGGTACAATTCATTAAATAATTTTAGTGGTTCATACAAATCAACTGCTACTATTTATGAAAACGAAGTATTATTGATTGTTGGTGAAGATGAATTTAATGTATCGACTAATCCAACCGCTACGATTGCAACTAATGTTATAACAGGTTCTATATCAACTACATTTGAAGGAATTAAAAAAACTACATATAGTGATAATTACCAAAAAAATGATTACTATTCAGAACATACATTCCCATCGGGTAGTTATGTACCTGTAATTGGTACTGCAACTGGGTATATAACGGCGAGTGTTACATTAAGTGGTAGTGGTCGATTTGATAAATACGAATATAATTCATCGGTAGACCCAACGGGTTCTTTTATTGCCCCTTACATTACAACGATTGGTTTATATGACGATAATATGGATATGGTAGCAGTAGCTAAATTAGCAACCCCTATTAAATCAACTCCAGACCTTCCTGTAAACTTTTTGATTCGATTTGATACTTAACGTATATTTATATAAAACAAAACACAATGGCAATAATAGACACATACAATAAAAGTGGCATCGCAGCAAAAGTTGATAGTAATGCTAAAACATCGGGATTTACTCCAAAGCAACAATTAGGTGGTATATCTGAATTTGATTTAAGTGAAAAGGCTTTAGAGAAAAAAAATTTAAATGGTAATGTAACCGCACCATATACTCCTAAGAAAAACTATGAAGCGGTTACACCTAGAAAATAATAATGACAAAAAAAGTTACAAAAAAGGGTTGGGTAGCAAAGAAGAATGGTTATAAGAGTGGATTAGAAGATACCGTTTCCCAACAAATAGAGAGTAAAGGAATTAAAGTAGAATACGAAACTGAAAAGGTTAATTATATTATACCTTCCTCACCTCACACATATAGTCCTGATTTTAAATTACCCAACAACATTAGGGTAGAAACGAAAGGTAGGTTTGTATTACAAGATAGAAAAAAACATCTATTAGTTAAAGAACAAAACCCTACATTAGATATTCGTTTCGTATTTACCAATTCAAAGAACAAAATAACTAAAAAGTCCAAAACTACTTACGCCGATTGGTGTGATAAACATGGATTTAAGTATGCCGATAAGGTAATACCTGAAGAATGGTTCTCAGAATAATTTGGTAATTCCAACTATTTTCCATATCTTTGGTATATGGAGATAATACAACTTTTTGATAAATACATAGGACCAAGCAAACCTCTAAAGAAAAATGAGTATGCATATCATTGTCCTTTTTGTCATCACGCTAAACCTAAACTACAAATAAATGATAAGACTTTTAAGTTTCATTGTTGGACGTGTAATGCAGGTGGTAATCTTATGTATTTAGGTAAGAGAATTGGAATGAGTGATTTTGACCTAAGTGATTTGATTGGTAGATGTGGAATGAGTGAAGAAGTTAGAAAGAAACTTAAAGAAGATTGGGGTGGTTCTATAAAAGAATTATTAGATAAAATTACATCAGAGATTGCAGAAGATGATGATGAAAACACATCACAATTATTTTTACCATCTGAATTTAAACCAGCATTAGAATTATCAAATAGTATTACAAATCCATTAGAAAGGAATGCAATATCATATCTTAAACAGAGAGGTATTACTAAAAAACATATCATTAAATATAACATAGGATTTTGTCCAAAAGGATTATATGGTGGTAGAATTATTGTTCCTTCGTATGATAATAGGAATCAATTAAATTATTTTATAGCAAGAAGTATATTTACAGAAGAAAAACAAAAGTATAAAAATCCTCCTGTATCTAAAGATGTTATAGTATTTTCTAATCAAATTGATTGGAAGCAACCTATTACTTTATGTGAGGGTGTATTTGATGCAATTGCTTTAAAAAGAAATTCTATACCATTATTAGGTAAATTTGTTCAAAAAACACTAATGGGTGCTATTAAAAATACTAATCCAGATGTCTATATTTGCTTAGACTCTGATGCACAAGAGGATGCAATGGTATTATATAACAAAATAAAACCATATGTAAAGTCGGTGAGGAACATTAAGTTAGATGGTAAAGATGCCGGCGAAAATACCTTCCAAAATATTTTGAAATATCAGAAAAATTCCGTAACTTTAAGTTGGGAAAGCGTATTAAGAGAAAAACTATTGACGATTAATAGTAGTTCAGTAATAAAATAGAATTTATCAAATAAAATATAAATGAATAAATTAAAGAGAATTTATCACATTGCAGACATTCACATTAGAAATCTAAAAAGACACCAGGAATATAGAGAGGTATTTGATAGATTGTTTGATGATATAAAAAGTAAGGGAGTTGATGACTCTCTTATTTATTTAGCGGGAGATTTAGCTCACGCAAAATTAGAAATGTCACCCGAGCTTCTTAATGAAATAAATTATTTTCTTAAGAAGTGCTGTGAATTATGTCCTACTATATTAATTGCTGGAAATCACGATTGTAACTTAAACAATGCGGGTAGGTTGGATGTATTAACTCCAATTGTAGAAGCATTAGATTTACCTAATTTAACTTATTTAAGAAATACTCAAAGTTATACCTATGGGGGTGTAAGATTTGATACGTTCTCTATATTTGATGATAAAGAGAATTGGGTGTTTGAACCATTAACATCAGATACTAAAAATATTGCATTGTTTCATGGACCTGTATTAGATGCAACTACGGATGTTGGTTATACAATTTCCTCTCGTCATTTTACATCAGAAATGTTTGATGGATATGATTTAGCTTTATTAGGTGATATACATAGAAGACAAACTATGATTTCTCCAAAAGGATGTAAAGTAGTTTATCCAGGTTCTTTAATACAACAGAATCATGGTGAGGCATTAGACAAACATGGTTATGCTATTTGGAATGTTGAGGATTTATCAGTTGAATATGTAGATGTTCAGAATGATTATGGTTATTATACTCTGCACGTTGAGAATGGTGTTGTACCAGATGTAACCGATATGCCGATGAAACCTCGTCTTAGAGTGTTCGTATCTAAAACTGACGCGGCAGATATTAAGAGAGTTACTACTGAGATTAAAAAGAAATATAAAGTAGATGAGTTCACTATTACTCGTACCGACACTTTGGCTCGTTTAAGGACGGGTAATAAAGATGGTAAGTTGAATGTAGGTAATGTGAACGACCCTCAATACCAAGCCGGTCTTATTAAAGATTACTTAGGTAGAAACTATATGTTGGATAATGAAACATTGGGTAAGATTGAGGATTTGAACAATAAACTAAACAAACGATTAAACGATGATGATTTAGTTAAGAACATAGCTTGGAAACCAATTCGTTTTGAGTTTGATAATATGTTCTCTTATGGTGAGGATAATATCGTTAACTTTGAGAATATGAAAGGGTTAATGGGTGTGTTCGCTCCAAACGCTAGTGGTAAGTCCTCTCTATTCGATGCTTTATCTTTTTGTATTTTTGATAAAAGTAGTAGAGCATTTAAAGCAGCAAATATTCTAAACAATCGTAAAACATCATTTAGTTGTAAGTTAGAGTTCGATATTAATGATGAAAGATTTTTTATTGAAAGAACTGCTAAAACTACAAAGAAAGGTGATGCGGTTAAATGTGATGTAAACTTTTGGAAAATAGAGGGTGGTGAAATTGTAAACTTAAATGGTGATGAACGCAGAGGAACGGATAAAGTAATTGAAAGCTATTTAGGAAAGTATGAAGATTTTGTATTAACTGCATTATCTTTACAAGGAAACAATTCTTTATTCATTGATAAATCACAATCAGAAAGAAAGGATTTATTAGCTCAGTTTATGGGTATTAATGTATTCGATAAGTTATATGATTTAGCGAGTGAAGATATTAAAGAAGTTCAGGTCTTATTAAGAAACTTTAAGAGAACTGATTTTACATCTGAATTAGCAACGGCTGAAAATAAATTGGAAACCTTAAAGGATGAGTATGAAGAATTTGAAATTGAGAAAGAAGGTTACGAAGATAGACAAGATGATTTGAATGAAGAAATAACTAATTTATCAGCTCAATTAGTTCCTATTGATGGTAACTTAGATATTGCTGACTTAGAAAGTAAACAATCAACTTTACAATCTCAAATCACAGGCTCCGATGCAACTATACAAACCAAATCTTTAAGTATTGGTAAGATAATGGATGTAATGGCTGAGTTGACAATTGCAATTGATGGTAAAAAACAATTCAATGGCATTAATATAGAAGTTGTATATTCTAACTATCAACAACAACAAAAGGATTTAATTGAAGCTACAAAAATTTATGATATTGCAAAATTACATCTAAGTTCCGCAGAAGAAACAATTAAACATTTGGATAATCATGAATATGACC